GATTTGCATTTTAATTGCTCCTTAATTTAGATTTTAGATTTTGCATTTTTAATAATCCACGATTCCGCTTCTTTCTTCCGCCAGAAGTATCTCGATTCCTCGAACGTCCGTCCTGTTTTATCCCGCACCAAATATCTGACGAACCATGTTCCATCCGGCGTCCTACACTTTTGCGGGAATGTTCCAGTTTTTTCTATAACATCACCCGGCTGCAGTTTTTGATTACTCATCTTAATTGCCCTCCGTAAATATTATGTTGACGAACAAGACTAATTAATCGTGTGAAATGCTTCATCCAGTATGCCCGTCGCGCCGGATCCAATGTTGCGCCTTCATGGGCGAAAATCTGTCTAGCCAGCGCGTGGAATTGTTTAGAGGTCATTTTTTCACCTCTGCTATTCCTTTTATAAAAGCGTGCATCCGCTCATAAAGGTCACGCTTGGTCAAATGCCCGCCAAAGATATCGCGCACTCCACCGCATTCGTTATCCATCTGATACAGCGCAACGCCTCCATAGGCATGGTTCAGGTGATAGCAGCCGACATTGGCCACAAGTTTGCCTTCGATGCGTGCATAGGGCTCATGCGGTGTAGCCATTATCCGGTTAATGCGGTCACAAGTTGCTTGCAAGTCTTTCTCTGTAATTCTCATGGTCATTTCCCTCTGTAAGTGTTACGTTATTAGATGTCACGTTTGTCATTATAAATATTCAATTACATTTGTCAAGTGTTTTTTTAAATTATTTTCAGATAATTGTGTGTATCGTTAAAAATCAATGAGTTACGCAAAACTCTAATCAGGGTCAAGGGGCAGATAATATGCTGTTTTAGAAAAACCCCTCTCGCGCGTACACGCGTAGGGCAAATAACTCCTAGGAAAACGTGCCCTAGGCGCCCTTGACCCTGCGCCATGAATTGCAAAGCCATTTACCTAAAACGCGGCACTAGTGCCACTGCGCCATGAATTGCAAAGCAGTGTTTGGAAAACGCTACCCTAGTGCCACTCACCAACGAGTGCCACTCACCAACGCGAAGGCGATGATTTATTTTATCCCTTGCATGTAGGGGCGTTAAGTGCTATATTTGTGGTGGCAATAGTGCCAAAGGAGAATATTATGATATATCCAACAGTTTCAGACATGTTGTACCCTACAGCTTCAAGCGGTTTTATTGATCAAAAGTTCTTTGATACGTGGTTTGCCGGGTTGAAGCCGGGCCGATATGTATCGGCAGAGCTTTGTATGGCGTATAAGCGGTCGTATGCCAAAACTGGCATGTGCGCGCCTGCATCAGGTAAAATCAACACCATGCTTAGAGCCAACGGCTGCACGTTTCTTAAATCAAATGGGATTCGGCTAACGTTTAAGCCATCAGGTCCGCCAGTATCCTTGGCGGCACCAGTCCCATTGGATAAACGGCCATCTTGTGTTGATGATGGTAATGGGCATTTCTAACCGCTTGCACTAGGGACGCTCGGGCGCTTAGGGCGCTTAGGGCAGGCTTTTCTCAACACTGTTTTAACTTGTCCGCCTCAGGGACGCTCGGGCGCTTAGGGTCAATAGTGCCCGCTTTTCTCAACACTGTTTTAGATTGTCCGCATAGTGCCACTAGTGGCGCGTTTTACAAACATAGATCGCGCATAGTTGAAAGGGCGCTGATCGTTGATCGTTGCGCGTTGCGCGTTGCCTGCGTGCGTATCTTGTAGGCGCTCTTGCACTTTGCCGTCGCGCATGGGGATCTTCATCGACTGGCGTAAAAAAACCGGCCGTAGCCGGTTATAGTGGGTTGCGCTATTGGCTACTCGCCACGAAGCCCTGTTAGTGCATCCGTAACGCCGTCTATTGATTTTCCTATGTTGTACAGTGCTGGCCGACTGTATACACTTTTTTCATCTTCTATTGACTGATAATGACTTCTCAACTTTGGTAGCATTGTTTCTAGTTGAGTTAGCATTTCGTTTACTTCTTTTTGCGTTAACATGGTATTCCCTCTCTTATATTATAGCAGCCGGCTAGCTACTCAATCAAGAGTATATACCATGTTTCACAATTGTGCAAGACATTTATTCATTGTATTTACCTATTGATATTGTGTTGTTCGATAGTGTACGTATATTTGTATGCACACCAGGTAGCACACCAGGTAGTCGATCCGCTCTGCCTGCATGCCATGCCGTGCTGCCTTGCTGGTGCGCGTGCTCTGCTCTGTTGTGGGTAGGTGGGTAGGTGGGTGGGGTGGGTGGGCAGGCCGTCCGCGAGGCCGGGGGTTAAAAGATGCCGGGGCTATATCTCTCCGCCTAAAAATTACGCCTAAAAATCCTGAAGGCCGGGGTATCTTCCATGTATTGCGCAAAAAATTAAAAAAGGCATAATATAGCAATGGGAAAATTAACCACTGCTGGCTGGACACGCTTGGACGAGATGATTGCCGCGCATGGTGAGGATGGGACATTGGCGTTGATAGCGACGCGGATGGCTGAAGGCGAGAGCATGAAGGAGATTGCTCTGAGTTGCGGAATGACGGTGACGGTGATCCGGCGGTGGCTGGAAGATAACGAGAAGCGTAGGGAAGAAGTGGCATTGGCACGCAGGTGCTTTGCTGAGGAGTTGGTGTATGCGGGGTTGCGTGAAGCGCGGGATGCGGATATTGAGACGGTGGGATTGGGGAAGTACAGGACAGAGACGTTTATGAAGATGGCGGGGAAACTGGATCGAGTGTCGTGGGGAGAGAAGGTTGTCCCTGATGTTACGTTTGCGGTGTTGGATGGAACGGACACGGAGATGTTGATGCTGATGCGTGATGAGTTGCAGAGTAGGCGAATGCGGGTTATTGAGAGTGTTGTTGTTAAGGACGCTGCTGAAACGGAGGATGCAGATATTGAAATCCACAATGAAGTCTGAGGGTGTTGATGTTGCAGGCAGTGAAGCTGTGCTTGAATACGAGCGGCAGTTGGCTGCGATTGAAAGTGCGCTGGCGAAGAGGCGGTTGGAGACGTATCGCCCGTATCCAAAGCAGAAGGAGTTTCACGGGATATATGCGCGAGAAAGATTGCTTGCGGCCGGCAATCAGCTAGGCAAAACGATTGCTGGAAGCATGGAAATGGCGATGCACCTGACTGGGTTGTACCCGGACTGGTGGGAAGGAAGGCGGTTTAGTAAGGCCATTATTGCATGGGGTGGGTCGGTGACTGGTGTTGGAACGCGTGATACGGTGCAGCGGTTGGTGGTTGGGCGGCCTGGACAATTTGGTACAGGGTCTATTCCGTTGAAGTGCATTGTTGAGACAAAGACCGCACCTGGCGTTGCGGATGCGCTGGATCACGTGAAGGTCAAGCATGTGACGGGCGGGGTTTCGTTGTTGTATTTCAAGACGTATGAGCAGGGGCGGGAAAAGTGGCAAGGCGAGACGCTAGATGTGGTGTGGTTCGATGAGGAACCACCGCAGGATATTTATATGGAAGGGCTGACTCGGACGAATGCTACGGGTGGCATTGCGTTCATGACTTTTACACCGTTGTTGGGTATGTCAAATGTGGTTAGGCGGTTTCTCATGGAGAAACCAGCAAATACTGCGGTTATCACAATGACGATTGATGATGTGACGCATTTCTCGGAAGATCAGAAAGCATCAATCATTGCGAGTTACCCTGAACATGAACGCGAGGCGCGGTTACGCGGTATCCCGACGTTGGGAAGTGGAAAGATATTCCCTGTATTGGAGTCATCTATCAAGTGTGACGCATTTGATATACCGAGGCATTTTGTGCAGCTTGGCGGCATCGACTTTGGTTGGGATCACCCAACGGCGGCGGTTTGCTTGGCATGGGATAGGGACGCCGATGTAGTCTATGTAACGAAAACCCACAGAATGAAAGAAACCACTCCGATTATGCACGCTGCGGCATTGCGTCCGTGGGGGGAATGGTTGCCATGGGCATGGCCGCATGATGGTTTGCAGCATGACAAGGGTAGCGGAAATACCTTGATGGAAATTTACCGCAATCAGGGAATGAATATGCTGGATGAAATGGCAACATTTGAGGATGGTGGTAATGGAGTCGAGGCTGGCCTAATGATGATGCTGGACATGATGCACACCGGTCGATTTAAGGTGTTTTCACATCTTGAGGATTGGTTTGAAGAATTCAGGCTGTACCATCGCAAGGAAGGGAAAATCGTCAAGGAATATGACGATTTAATTTGCGCGACCCGCTATGCTTATATGATGCGCCGTTATGGAACTACAGTTGGCGGCGTAAAAAATGTACCATTACGGTATAAACTACGGCGTGTAGCCTAAAGGATCGACAAATGCGAATGACAGAATCCGACTTACTGAGCTTCCTCGATTCTGAGGCATCAGCGGCGTATAAATTCACTGACGGGGATCTTGGCAGTGACCGTGATAAGGCATTGAGAGCTTACATGCGAACGCCTTACGGAAATGAGATGGAAGGGCGAAGTTCGGCTGTGTCGTCTGACGTGTTTGATGCGGTAGAGGGCATGTTACCTGACTTGCTGGAGGTATTCACTGCCAGCGACAAGGCGGTTGTGTTTGAGCCGATTGGCCCGGAGGATGTCGAGATGGCAGAGCAGGTAACGGACGCCTGCAATTATGTGTTCTACAAGAAGAATAACGGGTTCCTGATACTCTACACGGCCATCAAGGACGGCTTGATGCTCAAGACGGGTGGAATCAAGTGGTATTATGAGACGGTCAAGACGCCAACAGTAAGTCGTTATGTCGGTGTTGATGAAATGCAGATTGCCCTGTTTATGCAGGAAAATAAAACGGCTGAAATTGTGCAAAGAGAGTTGGCTGATCCTACGCCGGAAGATTTACGGCAGGCACAAATGACCGGTTTGCCACCACCACAACGCTATACGTTAAAAATAAGGACTATCGAAGAAATAGGGACGGTCAAGGTTTGCGCATTGCCTCCAGATGAATTGCATGTTTCGCGGAAGCATAATTCGATTACGCTGGACAACTGCCCCTATGTTGCACACGTAACAAAAAGAACACTGTCCGAAGTTAGGCAGATGGGGTACACAGTCAGTATAGATGACATCAATGCTGCGAAGAATGATAACTACACGTTGAGTGAATTTGCTAATGAGCGGCAAGGCGGGCGCTTCGGTTGGTGGAACGACGATAATCCTTCAGATGAAACAATGCAAATGGGATTTTTGCGGGACGAGTATGTGCTTGTCGATTACGATGGTGACGGGATTGCAGAGCGGCGCAGGATTGTCCGGCTTGGGGATGTGATTCTTGAGAATAGCGAATGTACGCATGTTCCGATTGCAGCATGGACTCCGTATATCCTGACGCATCAATTTGCTGGAATTTCGGTTGCTGATCTTGTTGAGGACTTTCAGAGAATCCATACAGAGATCGTTCGACAGCAGTTGGATAATCTATATTTGGCAAACAACCAAGAAACAGTCGTTCAGACAGACCCACAAGGCAACCCGTTAGCGAACATTGATGACTTGTTGAACCGACGGCCAGGTGGCGTAATCCGAGAGCGTGTTGCTGGTGCAGTACGTCCGTATCAGGTGCAGTGGCAAGGTATTCAGGCCATGCCGATGATCGAGCAGTTGAGCGTTGAGAAGGAAAACCGGACAGGCTATACAAGGTATTCGCAGGGCATGGATGCTGATTCGTTGAATAAGACGGCTCGCGGCATGACCATGATTATGAATGCCAGCGCCAAGAGAATGAAGCTGATGGCGCGGATCATTGCAGAAGCGTTAGTCGCACCAATGTTCAAGGGGATATTCAAGACGCTGACGGAATTCGGCATGGAGAACATTTCGTTCCGGTTGAATGGAAAGTTTGTATCCGTCAATCCGCAGGAGTGGCGCGACCAATACGATATGACGATCAATGTTGGCATTGGCACTGGCGACGATGTACAGAAGTCGCAAATGCTCGCACAGATTGCTCAGGCGCAGGCTGCTGTAGCTCAGTCACCCTACGCGGAACGGCTGCTTAACCCGAAGAAGATTTACAACGTGCAGGCCAGGCTTGCAGAGACGGCAGGGTTCAAGAATCC